CAACTCGCGTGGGAGTCCACGCTGGCCGACACGTACGCCTGGCTCCAGACCTGCGTGGACTTCTGATGGCACGCTACTCCCAGAAGCGACCGTGCAAGGCGCACTGCAAGCGCAAGAAGGACGACCCCAAGGACAAGCCCCTGGAGCCGTGCAAGGGCTTCGCCGTCCACGGCTGGGAGGTCTGCCGAATGCATGGGGCGCGCGGCGGCGGTCCGATCAAGACGGGCCGCTACTCGAAGCACCTGGGCCGCATCGCGGAGTCGTACGAGGCGGCGCTCGCGGACAAGGCCCTGCTCGACCTGCGCGAGCCCATCGCGGCCCTGGACGCCATCGTGCGCCGGCTGGCCGAGCGCGTCGAGGAGTTGGACACCCCCGACTACCGGCAGCGGCTCATGGAGCTGCTCTCCGAGTCGAAGGCCGACGACGCCGACAAGGCGTACGGGGCTCGCGCCCAGCTCGAGGAGCTGATCGAGCGCGGAGCGGACGAGGATCGGACCCTGGCCGTCCTGCGCGACAGCCTCTCCGAACTCGCCAAGCGCATCGAGGGCGCCTGGAAGGTCAAGCTCGACAAGAAGCACGCGCTCGGAGCTGCCGAGCAGCGCGTGCTAATCGCCCGCTTCCTAGACCTCGTGGCGCAGGAGTTCGGCGTCGAGGTGTCGATCCGCGTGGGGAGGCGCTTCCGTGGCGAAGTCCTCGGGATCCACCACAACTGAGTCGGGCGACGATCCCGACGTCCTGAGCGCGGCCGAGGGCCTAGGCGAGTGCGACGTCTTGCGCGAGAGCGTGGACTTCGTGCTCGAGCGCATGGAGAAGCGGGCGGCGCAGGAGTCGGCCGCGAAGCTCGACGCGGCAGCCTCGATCGAGCCATTCCGCAAGTACGCGGGCCGCGAGGTGGAGTTCGCGCAGGAGGTGCTCGGGCAGAAGCTCTGGGCCTACCAGCGCCGGGCGATCGAGGCGTTCTTCGCCAAGCGGTTCCTCGCGAACGCGGGCGGCCGCAAGTGCTCCAAGACGGAGACCGAGGCCCTGATCGTCATCATCGCGGTCTGCACCCGCGAGTGCATCGTGCTCACGACGGGGCCGGGCGATCGCCAGGTCAAGGAGCAGCTCTGGCAGCGCATCGCCAAGATCGTCGGGGACGCTCGGTCGAAGGGCGCCAAGATCCCCGGCGAGCTTCAGACCGCGACGTGGCGCATCGGTCCAGAACACTACGCGCTCGGCTTCAGCACCGGCGTCAGGGCCGGCGAGTCTGGCGCCTCGCGCGCGCAGGGCTGGCACGCGGGCGTCATCGTCCCGGACGATCCGGATGCCCCCATGACGCAGGAGGAGCTGGCCGACATGCACCGGCTCGCGCAGGGCTCCGGGAGGCCCCTGTACCTCGTGCTCGACGAGGCCGCGTCGATCGAGCCGGCCATCTACAACGCCTTCGAGGGCTCGATGTCGGGTCCGTCGGCGCACATGGCGCTGTTCCTGAACCCGACCCTCGAGGCCGACAGCCCGCACCCGGCCGCGCGCGCGTTCGCCCCGGGCTCGCGCTACCACCGCATCCGCGTGACGCAGCTTCGCGAGGAGGACGACCACGGGGACGACGCCGGACTCGTGTTCGACGAGGTGTTCCGCACCCCGCCGTGGCTCTACTTCCCCGAGTGGATTGAGCAGCAGAAGGTCCAGTGGGGCGAGGGCACGCCGCTCTGGTCGGCCTACGTCGAGGGCCGCTTCCCGACGCAGGGCGTGGAGCGCCGATTCATCACGAAGCCCATGCTCGACGCGGCCGAGTCCGCCGAGCTTCCCGACGACGGCACGCCCGAAGGCCGGCACATCGGCGTCGACGTGGCGCGGCAAGGCGCGGACGAGTCGGTGGCAACGCTCTGGGTCTGCGGCGTCGTCGCGGCCCAGCACGCCTGGCGCTCGGACGACCTCATGGAGACGGCCGACATCGTCCTCGAGCTGATGCGCGAGTGGAGCCCGAAGCCGGACACCGAGATCCCGGCGCGGAACGTGCACGTCGACGTCGGGATGGGCGCCGGGGTCATCGACCGGCTCAAGCAACTGGGCCGGTACGTCGACGCCGTCGACTTCGGCCAAGCCCCAAAGTACGACTGGAAGTGGCTGACGGGGCAAGTCAAGTTCGCGAACCGCAAGGCCGAGCTTCACTGGGTCGCGCGCAGGCTCCTGCAAGAGCGCAAGATCAGCTTCCCGGCTGCCTACGCCGAGCTGCGCCGGCAGGCGACCTGGACGCGCTACGAGTTCGAGGAGCGCGTGGCCGGGACGCAGATCGCCGTGCACCGCGAGGACAACAAGCCCGGCCTCAAGCAGCGGTACGGACGCTCGCCTGACCACTGGGATTCAGCCCTCGTCGGGCTCTCGCGCTCGTCCAGCGCACGCCCGAGCGTCAAGGTCGTTTCCTCGATGAGCGCCCTGCGCAAGATGCGCCGGAGCTACCGACGCTGATCGGGGCTTGCGGGGCGTCTACCGTTCGCCCAGCCCGAGACCTCCTGACGGGCGAGTGCGCGCATACGGGGAGCGTGGCGCGCTACCTGGCGGGGCCGGAATCCATCGGCCGGCCTCGCCGGGACCTCCCCGTTACCCGGCGCGGCGCTGGGGCGTCGGCGTTTGGTGTTTCGCCGCCTCGTCGTCCAGCACGGCGCGGATGAGCTGCGAGGGCTTGAGCCCCATGCGCTCGGCCTTCGCGCGGACCTTCTCGATCGTGCTCGAGCGCACGCGAGCGGTCACGGTCACGTAGTCGTCCGTCGCGTAGCCGGTGACGAGAACGCGCACGGGCTGCTCGGCCTCGAACTCGATCAGCGCGCGCACGAGCTGCGACGGCTCTTTCTGCACTGACCGTGCTCGGCGGCAGATCACCGCGAACACGCTCCGGCAGAGCTTCAGAGACATGACCTGGTAGGGATCGGCCCAGTCGCGGGCACTACGAGCGTTGCTCGGACCTTGCATGTACCCCGACCCTAGGGCCGTGCGTCCCGACAACAAGATCCGTAGCGGTCCCGAAAAGCGCCCGTCCCCGTTCCGGCGCGATCGAGGCGCGCCCGCCTTCACGGTCGAGATGGGCAAGCTGCCCCCCGGCGCGTCGAAGTCGATGACGACGCTCCTGCAACAGATCGGCGTTTCGCGGCCGGTTCAGGGCGGTTCAGACGAGGTCGAGGATCCGCTGGTCGACAGCGCCGCCGTCTACGCCTGCATCGCGAAGCTGTCCGAGGCCGCGCGATCCGTTCCGCTGCGCGTGTGGGAGTCCGACGCCGAAGAGGCGAACGAGGTGCCCGAGGCGCACCCGGTGCGGGCGATGTTCGAGTCGCCGAACCCGTACATGGGACTGCCCGACCTGATCGAGGCCGGCGTCGTCCACTACATGACCTCGGGTGAGGATTGGTGGTTCCTGATGGACGAGGACAGCCGGCCGATTACGGCCGACTCTGACCCCAAGTCCAGGATCCCCCTTCCGCGCTTCATCTTCCCGCGTCCCGGCGACGAGGTGATGGACAAGCGCGACACCCGGACGAACCGGATCCTGTCCGTCAACTACGCGACGGGGATGCCCGACTTCGCGGTGGGCTCGACCTTTCACGTCGCGAAATACAACCGCCGCGACCCCCAGCGCGGCCTCGCCCCGATCGACGTCGCCCTGCGCGCGATCTCCGTCGGCTTCCAGGCCGAGCGGTATCAGGAGGGCGTCATGCGCTCGGGCGGCCCCGGCGCCTACCTGAACTATGAGCAAGAGATGGCTCCCGACGAGGAGCGCCGCGTCCAGGAGGAAGTGAACGAGTCCCTGCGCGACGGGGACCTCCTCGGCGGGCTCAAGGTGCTCACGGGCAAGGTGGCGGTCCTGCCCAACCCGGCGACGCCGAAGGACATGCTCCCGGCCGAGACGCTGGACTGGGCGCGGGACACGGTCTGCATGGTCCTGGGCGTGCCTCCGCCGGTCATCGGCGTCCTGGACCAGTCGACCTACAACAACATCACCGAGGCTTATCGGCAGTTCTGGGCGACGGTGAAGGGCTACCTCGACGCTCTCGCCGCGAAGCTGAACAGCCACCTGCTCGGACGCCTAAGCGATCCGCGCCTCGCGCGCTGCCGCGTGTCGTTCGACTTCTCGGGCATCGACGCGCTCCAGAAGGACCAGACGGCCAAGTACGACCTCGGGATCAAGCTCGCGACGAGCGGCGTGCCGATGTCGTTCGGCGCCGCGATGGCGATGCAGGGCGTCGACGTCGAGGTGCCCGACGCCGCGAACGAGCAGGTCGTGATGCCGTTCGGCATGACGCTCACGAACCCGGACGAGGCCGATGCGCCCCCGCCGCCCGAGCCCCCGGCCGCGCCGCCGGTCACGGGGATCCTCGAGGTCGTGCAAGCCGTCTCGGACGGGCTCCTGACGCCGGACGCGGCCGTGGCCGTGCTACTTGCCGCGTTCCCCAGCATGGACGAAGGCGCGGCCCGCCGCATCGTCGCCGGGGCGATCGTGTCCGAGGGCGAGGAGGACCCGGACCCCGAGCCGGACCCCGAGACGCCGCCGCCGGCCGACGAGGAGCCGGAGGGGGAGCCGCCCGGTGACGAGGGCAAGAGCCTCGAGGCCCCGCCGCGCGCCCTGCCGCCGCTCGACAGCGAGGACGCCCGCGCCGCCTACCAGGCCCGCTACGTCGAGAAGGTGCTCGCCAAGCCCGAGCGCGAACTCAAGGGCGACGTCCTGCGCTACCTGAACGACTACGCCGAGGCCCAGCTCAAGCGCCTGCGGCAGTACGCCGAGGACGGCCCGAACGTCGCCGGCCGCGCGTACCTGCCCGTCGAGCGCGACTACGGCATCGACGAGGAAGTGCGGCGCTTCCTGCTCCTGATCGAGCAGCGATGGGTGGACGACCTCGCGGAACTTGCGCGCGCCCCGCTGCGGTCTGCCTTTACGGGCGCCATCGAGGACATGGCCGATGAGCTGTCCGTCATCGCGATCGACGCGACGGACCCGCGCATCGCGAACGCGCTGTCGACGCAACAGATCAAGCTCGCCGAGGGCGTCACGTCCCGGCTGGCCGACCGCGTCAAGGCGACGATCCTCGAAGCCCTCGCGAACCCGGGCGCCGACGCCGCCGCGCCGCTGCAACTGCGCATCCGCGAAGTCCTGCCCGAGCTGACCGAGAACCTGCGCCAGGTGTTCGGCACGAACGAGGCGCGCGCCGCGACGATTGCACAGACGGAGACCGCCAAGGCCGTCGGCACCGCGCGCGAGATCCAGATGGTCGAGGCCGGCGTGACCGAGCACCAGTGGGTTTCGAACCGAGACGCCGCCGTTCGCGACAGCCACCGCGAACTCGACGGCGAGGTGCGCCGCATCGGCGAAGCGTTCAAGCCGAACCTCAAGCGCCCGAACGATCCCGATGGGCCTGCGTCCGAGACCATCAACTGCCGCTGCGTCGCGAAACCCATCGTCCCATGAGCAACCCCACCGCCCCGAATCTGCTGCTCCGCAACGCCGACCTCGCCGAGCTGGCCTCCCGCATTCTGTGCGGCGTCGCCAGCCCGGAGGAGATCGAACGCGCGAAGCCCGCCGACGTGCTCGCCATCAAGAGCGACACCGGGGCGATCCACTACCGCGCCCACCTCGGCGGCCTCGTCAAGGGCGCTCCGAAGTCGGGCGACCGCACTCGCCGCTACGTCGCCTCGGCCGAGAGCCCGGACCGCATGGGCGACGTCATCCTCGTCTCCGGCTGGCGCTTCGAGAACTTCGCCAAGAACCCCGTGGCGCACTGGGGCCACGACACGTCCGCGCACCCCATCGGCACGGTCTCCGACTGGTCGAAGGGCCGGTTGGGGGACATCAAGGTGCTCAAGGAGTCGATCACCTACTTCCCGGCGGACGCGAGCCCGCTGGCCGAGGCGACGCTCCGGATCGTGGACGCGATGGCCGAGGCGGGCGTGCAGCCGGCGGTGTCGGTCGGGTTCCTGCCCATCAAGGTGCACATGCCCGACGACGACGAGCGCAAGGCGCGCGGGATGCCGGGCTACGGCGTCGTGTTCGAGCAGCAAGAGCAGCTCGAGCTGTCCAACGTGAGCGTGCCGGCGCACCCGGACGCCCTGCTGGTCAAGGCCATCGACGGCCTCGTGGCTCGCGGTCAGGTCGCGCGCGCCGTCGCCGACGAGCTGCTGGCAGCATCCGGCAGCTTCCGCCAGCGGGTCTACGCGCTGGGCGGGATCGAGCGCGAGGCGCCGATGGAGCCCGTCGCGGAAGGCCCGATCGAGGCGCTGGCCGCGAAGGTGGCGTCGCTCGAAGCGGAGCAGGCGTCGCTGCGCGCCGAACTCGCGTCGGTATACGGAACGTGCCAGGAGCTTCGCGCACTCGCAGATTCGGGTCAGTCGGTCGTGGCAGACATTCAGTCGCGCCTCGGTCGGCTGGAACCCGACGGGGCGGCGGTCGCCGACGAGCAGCGCAGTGTGCGCTCGCCGTCGGTCGACCAGACCGCGCTCGTAGGGCAGGTGCTGGACCGGCTCGCCAGACACCTGTGCTGATCGAGCCCCACAGGCAACATGCCGCCCGAAACGCTGAAGATCGACACGGAGCAGCTCGATGCCCTGAGCGCCGGGCTGCTGGAGCGCCTGGACCCGAAGCTCAAGGCCCACTTCGCCAAGCACGAGCAAGACGTGCAGGCCATCCTCGACGCCAAGATCGCCGCCGAGCGCAAGGCGATGGATGAGCGGCTCGCCCGCTTCACCATCCCCGGCGCGGAGAGCGGCTCGAAGGAGGTCAAGGAGTTCCGCTTCGACCGCCTCATCCGTGGCATCACGATGGGCGACGTCCGAGGCATCGCCCCGCACGAGTTCGAGATGTGCGAGGCCGCGCGCGCCGCGTTCGGCGGTGCGATGTCGAAGGACATGTCGACGCAGGTCGACAGCCTCGGCGGCTTCATCGTGCCGGCCGTGGTCATGGCCGACCAGATGATCCCGCTGCTCCAAGCGTCCGCCGTGGCCTTCCAGGCCGGCGTGACCTCGATGCCGGGCCTCGTGGGCTCGCCGGTCAGCATCCCGAAGATCACGGGCGCGACGACCACGTACTGGCTCGGCGAGACGGAAGCGCCGACCTCGAGCGACGTCACGTTCGGGCAGATCAGCATGCAGCCGCGTGACGTGTTCGCGCTCGCCACGCTGTCGAACCGCCTGATCGAGAACAGCACGCCGGCCGCTGACCAGCTCGTGCGCGGCCAGCTCGCGAAGGACCTCGGCCTCAAGATCGACCTCGGCATCTACTCGGGCACGGGCGTCTCCGGCCAGCCGGTCGGCATGTTCAACGCCGACGGCGTCAACAGCGTGACGAGCTTCGGCGACGCCACGCTCGGGGCCGCCTACAACAAGCTGCTCAACATGGAGGGCGAGCTCCAGGACGACGACGCGCAGACCGTCGGCGAGTTCGTCTGGGCCATGCACCCCGGCATCATGCGGAAGATCCGCAAGATGGTGGACGCGACGGACCAGCCGCGCCTGCGCCGCGCCATCGCGGACGGCCCGGACACCACGCTCCTCGGCTACCGCTTCGTGCTCTCGACGCAGCTCCCGACGGACTCGTTCCTGCTCGCCGCGCACTCCGCGTGCGTCCTCGGCCAGTGGGGCACGATGGTCATCGCGGCCAGCCGCGAGGGCACCAACTTCGCGAAGCGCCAGACGCAGATCCTCGTGGGCATGACGGTCGACGTCGCGCACCGCGAGCCGGAAGCCTACTGCGTCGCCACGGGCGTCTCCTGATCCCACGGCCCACCACCAGAACAGGAACACCCAGACATGAAGTGCAACCCCCAGACCCTCCTCAAGGCCGCCAGCGGGATTCCGCCGGCTGCGTACTCCGCCAACCCGACGACGGAAGCGTTCGTCGACACGCGCGGCTGGTCCGAGTGCCTCGTCGTGCTGCACTGTGGGACGTTCACGTCCTCGGCGACGCTCGACGTGGCGATCCACGAGTCGGCCGCTTCCGACGGCTCGGGCTCGGTGGCGATCACCTCGGCGGCCTTCGCCCAGGTGAGCACCGCGAACGACGAGCAAGTGTTCGTCGGCCGCATCAACCTCCAGGACCGGCTGCGCTACATCGGCTCGGTCGCGACCTACGGAGGCTCGGGCAACGCCGTCGCCTCGATGGCGATCATCCCGATCGGTCCGCGCGACACCGTGCTCGCGAATCAGACCTACAGCTTCTCGGTCGGCGACTGATCCGCCCGAGGGGCCGGCCCTCTCTTCTCTCCCACGCGGCCCCGACGCTTCGCAACAGGCGCCGGGGCCGCACTCCTTCACACGCTCCCTCCCCATGACCGAAACGACCACCTCAAGCCTCAAGCGCGTCGCGCCTGGCTTCACGCTGATCCTGCCCGAGTTCGTCGGCGGGACCGATCGACTCTGGCTCAAGCCGGGAAGCGTCATCGACATCGCGGACCCGTTCGTGGCGCACGCCACCGCCGGTCAGCGCCACAAGCTCGTCGACGTGGAGCCGGACGAGGACGGCGAGCTGCCCGAGCCGACGCCGTACAGCCTCAAGATGCTCGACAACGCGCGCGCCGCGTGGCTCAAGGCCCGCGCGCCTGCCCCGGCCTCGACGGCCAAGCCCGCCGCGAAGCCCAAGGGCGCGGCCGGGATCCCGAAGCCCGACCCCCGGCCGACGAAGCCGGCCGCCTGACCTGACCCGTGGCCATCGACTGCACCACGATCGCGCGTGTCAAGGCGCATCTCCCCGGCACCGACGCCGGGTCCGATGCCGTCCTGGCGCTGCTCATCTCCAGCGTGTCCGCGCGCATGGAGGCCGAGTGCTATCGCTGGTTCCAGTCGACGGAGCGCACGGAGGTCTACCCGCTGCGCCAGCCGGCGCGGCTCATCACCCTCAAGGGCTCGCCGGTCACCGCGACCGACAGTCGGGGCGTCTCGCTGGCAAGCTTCACGGTCAAGGCGTCGTCCTCGCTGTCGTTCTCGGCATCGCCGACGCTGACGCGGAACACCGACTACCTGCTCGAGCAGGATCGCGGCGTCCTGCGGATGCTCACGGACCTGGACACGTTCACGGGCGGCCTGCGCACGCGCCCGATCGCGCCGGCCTACGTCCAGGTGCTCTACACGGGCGGGCTCGCGGCCGACACGACGGCCTTCGTCGCGGCGTACCCCGACCTAGCCATCGCGTGCGAGATGCAAGTCGTGCACGAGTTCCGACGCCGCACGAACGCCGGGGCCGGTGACGCGCAGGCCGGGGACTCGAGCTTCACGCACTCGGCCGACCTGGCGCTGCTAACCACCGTGCGCGAGGCGCTGCGCCCGTACAAGCGCCGCCGGGGCTGACCCGTGGCGGACGACTTCGAGCGGGCTCGGCGTGTCCTGCAACGGCTGCCGGGCGAGATCAATCGGCAGGTGACGGCCGCGTTCAAGCTGTCCGGGCAGAAGTTCCAGGCCGCGATGATCGACCAGTTCGTGGGCTACTCGAACCCGCGCACGGCCGAGGACCGGCTCCAAAACCGGAGCGGGGACGCGGGGCTCCGGCGCGCCACGAGCTACGACGTGTCGGGCGAGTTCGGCGGCGGCTCGCCGCTGACGCTCACGGCCTTCGTGGCGGGCAAGAAGTACGCGCGGATGCAGGAGTTCGGCGGGACCATAAAGCCCAAGAGCGGCAAGTTCCTCACGATCCCGGTCGCGGACAACCTGACCCCCGGCGGCCGGGTGCGCTACTCGAGCTTCCGCGACCTGCGCGAGCGATACCCCGACCAGACCTACCTCGTCCCGGCGAAGAAGGGCGGGTGGCTCCTGTTCAGCGATGGGAAGCCAGGCGCAAAGCCGCCGAAGAATGGCAAGGCCAAGCCGCAACTCCTCTTCGTGCTCAAGCCCCAGGTCACCATTCCGCCGCGCTTCGGGTTCAAGAAGACGTGGGACAGCCTCGCGGGTGACCGCCGGCAGAAGCTCGAGGCAGCACTCGCCGCCGCGCGCAAGGCCGCCGAGCAGGGGGCCGCATGACCGCCGTGGCGACCTTCACCCTCTGCCCCGAGTCGCTGGAAACGCGCAGCCGTTTCGTGGGAGTCGCGACCACCGTCGAGACCGGCCACTCGCGGGCGCGCGCGATCGTCGAGCGCCCACTGCGCTCCTGGACGCTCTCGTGGTCGTCCGCGTCGCGCGAGACGGCGAACGAGATCCGCCGGCAGCTCGACTACACGGCCGGCGGCGCGCTCACGCTCTCGTGGACCCCTCCCGGCGAGTCCGCCGTCGAGGTCTCGATCGTCCCGGCTGGTATACGGGTCTCCTGGCTCAATGCGGCAACGGCTAGGGTCGAACTCGACTTCGAAGAGGTCCGATGACCTACCCGGCCGACCCCACCATCCGCGCGCGGATCCTCGACAACATCGAGTCGAGCATCGCCGCCATCGCCGCCCCCGCGTACAAGCTCACGCTGGGTGCGGGGTACGTGCGTCGGTGGAACGGCAACAGCTTCCTCGCCAACGCGAATCAGATCGCCGTCGTGGTCCCGCTGGGCGAAGAGCACGACGACAGCCGCGTCGGGCTGATCCAGCACACGATGGACGTCCTGATCGTCCTGGGCGTGCGCGCCCTCGACTGGTCGACGCGCCTGCAAGACTTCATCGCCGACGTCCGCCTCGCGCTCACGAAGGACGCGACGGCCTGGACGCGCGGCGGCTACGCGCTCACGACGCAGATCGTCGCTGACCGCGTGTTCGACTCCACGGGGCCGGAACCAGTCGCGGAAGCGCACCTGAACGTCCGCGTCCTGTACCGCACCGCCTTCGCCGACCCGACGACCGCACTCTAGCGAGACCAGCACATGGCCCTGACCCGACTTCAGCAGATCGCGATCCTCGAGGAATCCACCGAGGCGACCGAGCAGGCGTTCTCGAGCCTCTTCGCGGCTGGCCCCGCCGGCTACCTCGTCATCGACCCGAGCCTCGGCTTCGAGGTGGAGACGTACGAGCGCAACATCAAGACGAGCACGCTGACGCCCCTGGCGTCGCTGACCGGCGCGCGCCTGGGGTCCGCCCGCTTCTCGCTCGAGGCGACGGCGCGGAACACGACCATCGCCACGGCTCCGTCGTTCGACCTCCCGCTGCGCGCCTGCGGCTGGAAGCGCGTCACCTGCACGCGCGTCTCCGGCATCGGAACGATCACCAACGGACCGTTCAAGCACGGCGAGACGATCACGCAGTCGGGTTCGAGCGCGACCCGGACCGTCATCGGCGACACGTACAACGGCCAAGGCGAAATCTTCGTCTCGAACACGGACGGGCTCGGATCCGGCAGCATCGCCGCCGTCGGCACCGCGACGTGGACCGGCTCGACCAGCGGCGCCACGTTCACCGAGAGCGGCTCGACGGTCATCACCGCGAACGCTGCCTTCGGCTGGTATCCGTGGAGCTACCCTCTCACGAAGCTCACCTTCGACGCCACCGGCCTCGAGGACAACCTCGCCGTGGGCGACGTCATCCAGGGCGTGACCTCGGGCGCGATCGGCGTCGTGTTCTACGCGGCGACCGCGTCCACCAACACGACGGTCTACATTCGCCGGCAGTACGGCCACTTCTCGACGGCCGAGCAGATGAAGCGCCTCGCCCCCAGCGCGGACGCCGACATCGGCAACCTCGCGGCCTCTGGCTTCGAGGTCCAGGCCACTTCCCCGACCGTCTCGATCGGCATGGCGAAGGACGGCGTGCGCGAGGCCCTGTACGGCGCGCGGGGCTCGTTCACCATCCGGGGCGAGATCGGCCAGCCGCTGATCTTCGAGTTCAACTTCCGGGGTGCCGAGCACTCGGAGAGCCCGACGGACGGCGGCAACGTCGCCAGCCCGACGATCAACGACCGCGTCCCGCCCGTGCTGCTCGGCGCCGACGTGAAGATCGGCAAGACGGGCCTCGCCTACTCGGCCGAGTACGCCCCGTGCATCAACAGCTTCTCGATCGACTCGGGCAACCAAGTCGAGTTCCGGCGCTGCATGAGCGCGGCGGCCGGCATCGAAGAGGCGCAGATCACGAACCGGCGCATCACCGGCCAGATCGACCCCGAGCTGGTGGTTGAATCGCTCTACGACTTCGTCGGGCAGTTCACCTCGAACGGCATCCAGCGCCTGCGCTTCCAGGCCGGCACGACCGGGCCGGACCGCTTCAACATCCGGCTGCACAACATGAGCGCCACCGCCATCACGGATGGTGACCGCAACGGCACGGCGACGCGGCAGGTCAGCTTCTCGCTGAACTCCGGCTCGCAGAACAGCGGAGCCGGCGACAACGAGTGCGTCATCATCTGGGAGCCCTCGGACGCCTGAACCTCTGACCGCCTGAGCTTCTATCTGCGGGGCGGGGCATGGCGCCTCGCCTCGCTGCACACTCCCCACCCGATCGGATCTGTCTCATGGTCGTCGCTCTCAACCCCTCTTCCGTCTACGAGTACGTCCCGGTCGCGGACCGCGACGCGGAGAAGCCCTCAACGTTTGTGATGCGCCCGATGACGACGGTCGACCGCGTCGAGCTGTCGTCGATCGCCTCGGGCGAGGACAACCCCGGCGCCAAGGGCGGCGCGCTCGCCATCGCGGTCCTGCGCCGCTGCCTCGTGTCCTGGCGCGGCGTCGTGGACGCCAGTGGGGCCGAGGTGCCGCTCGTGCGCGACTGGGCCGGCGTCACGCGCGACTGCTTGGCGCGCCTCCCGGCCGCCGTGCTGTTCGAACTGGCGAACGAAGTGTTCACCCGCGAGGCAGTCACGGCCGCCGACGTGGGAAAGTCCTAGCCGGCGTCCACGCGGTGTGGGGCGGGCAGGGGGCGAAGTGCCCCAAGTGCCGCACGCCCTCGCTGCGCAAGGCGTGGGGCTGCGACGCGCCAGCAGAGGACCCGGTCTACTCGCGCACCTGCACCGCGTGCCGGGGCAACGGGACGGACTGCCAAGAGTGCCAGGGGCGCGGGCAAGTCATGCGCTACCGCTGCCCGCAGTCGGAGACCGACGTGCTCGGCATGACCGTCGTGCGCGCGCTCTCGCAGTGGCAGAACGGCGTGCTCCCTGGACCGGGCGGCTGGGGCGATCAGTGCAGCCGGCTCGCGGAGCTTGTCGACGTGGCGGCGGCAGAGAAGCACCGCATCGACGAGCAGGCGCAGCAGGCGGCGAAGAAGGGCAACGGCGGCGGCAAGGGGAAGGGGCGGTAGGATCCAGCCATGAGCGAGCCCGTCTACTGCGGCGCAGCGTGGCTGCTACCGGGGTCGGTCCGCACCTTCTCCGGGCGCATCGAGCGCGGGCAGTGCTGGCTCGAGTTCCGCGTGCAGGGGCACGGCGAGCTACGGCGCGCGCTGATCGACACCGGGCACTCGGACGTGACGCTGTCGCGGGACCTCGTGCTCGCCTGCGGGATGCAGCCGTCGTTCGCGGACGGATACCGCGTCGAGAGCATCGGGCGCGTGGTGCGTCCGGTGGCAACGTGCCGGGCAACGCTCCTGTTCTCGCCGCGCAGGGGCGATGACCTGGCCGTCACCGACTCCTTCCTCGTGGACGACGTGGACCCGAGGATGGGCGCGATCCTGGGGATGGCTTTGCTCTCCCGGGGCGTGCTGACGGTCGATGGACCGGCCGGGGAATGGGAATGGCGCGTGAAGAGCCCGGGGTGATCGAGCCGTATACCGTTCTCGCCCAACGGCGCCGCGCGGGTGAGGGTGGCGGGCGTGGTTGCGAAGAGCGAAGGGTCAGTTCGTGGCGCGCGTCTGAGCGCGCATCGCGAGCGCCGCAAGGTCGATCGACTGGCGGTGAGCAAGGGCACGGATCCGCGACTCGGAGT